CTGATAAAATACTGTTTAAATCTAGAACGTCATCAGCATCAAACGAAACGTCAAACATATCTAGTACGGATAGCATAGATTCTTCGTTTAATGAGACGACATTTGAAACTTGTGTATAATTATTATGAATCTTAACTTCCACTTTAAATTGGGAAACATCGAATACTCGTCTACAGGTTGGGCAGGTGTTTTTACCTTGGGATTTCCATCTCTCTAGACAGTGGGAATGAAATACGTGTCCACAACGAATCGGAGGATTGTTCCTCGTCGACTTGACTTCGTTTAGACATATCGCACATGTCGACATTCTAGAGTATGGTGTTAAAGTTTTTCCTGTGATTTAGCTCAGTTAGTAGATCTTGGAGGCATCTACGAGAGGCTTGTCACATGTGTTGCACTTACCCTTTCCTTGTTCATCTTGAATCTGGGTAAGGAGTTCAGGTCCTTGCTTTTGAAGGAGTTGTCTGTAAGAATAGTTGTCCTCGAAAGGAATGCTATTCTGCTTCATCACGTAATTGTTGAAGAGTTGGGCTGAAGTATTGATAGTGAAACAGCGTCCATCGGCCATCCCAAGTCGCTGCGACATCTTAATTAATATAGAGCTAGAAATTAATTTGTCTGTTTGTGATAGTTTTTACCCAAGATTTGAATCCCTTATCCTTCAAATGTTTAACAAATGGATCACACCTGTATCCAAGGAAAATATCAAAGACATCAGTGTCCTCTGTTCGTGAAACACGAATATCGGGCTTCTCATTGATGTGTTGGTTAATGATATTGTAAGCAAAAGCAATTTCCTTTAGAGTCTCGGCTCCTGTAATGATAATCTTCCCTGTACTGAAGATACTGCAAGTAATCTCCTTCATTTCATGTGCTGGTTTGAACTTGATTTTTACGGCTGAATATCGGTCTGGTTCGAATGAGACTTTGAAGATGTCACTGTAATTTTCAAACCAATCAGCCACCTTTATCAGGTTGATGTTGTAGTTGAGAGAGAAGTTGGAATTAATCATAACAACCCGGAAAGAATCAACGGGAACTTTAATTTCCAAATTCAGAAAGACCTTGAAGATGTGAATAAGCTGGGTAATGATGCGCTTGCAATCAAAGAGATCACAGCACCCCGCAACCTGAATAGAGCCGTTGGGAAAAACTTTAACGGACTTGGTACTGTAGGAATCGTGGTAGGTCAGTGTAACTTGGTTGTAGAAAGTGGTAGGTTTAAGTTTCCATTCAAATCCCGACGTGTTTGAACCACATCGTTTCATCTTATATGTACCAATCTCTTCAAAAATTCTTCGAAGACGTTTGATATTGATATTTTGAACGAAACTGGAAACCATCGTGATAGTTGTGATCTTGATCCATGAGGGTTTCAGATCTTCGGGTAAAGCTTTCCTAAACTCATCAATTGTGAGGAGATAGGAAAATGAGTTATTTGCAATAGTTGAATACATTTGTCCATAAAATAAAGAACACTGGAGTACGACTTAGGTGTTTAAAGAATATATTCTTTATGTGAGTAGATGAGTTCTTTCTTTAAATGTGCAAAACTCGTACATGATGTAGAATCTGATCTCACTTACGTGGAAATCGTGTACGATTCGTACATTCGTGGAAAGGGGTACCAGACATTCACGGATTACATGAACACTGAACCACTGGCGGATTGGCAAGTGTTTGAATCTAAGAAACACACCATTCCTTACCTTAAGTTTTTGGACATTATGGTTTCAAAGACTGTGGAGGTTAGACAGAGAATGAGTGAATTACTCCTAGATGAAATTATTACAACGAAACGTGATATTAAGACGTATATTCGTCTTACACATGCTACTAAAATTCTAGATCCCAGCTTCCAGCCACCCATTATAAATATGAAAAGTGCTTGGCAGAGAGATTTTATTATCAAGTTTTGTAAAAAACATTTACATCATTCTATTGATGAATGTGTCAAAATAGATCGTTTAGAGTATTTCTTCAGCGTCTTACAATTGATACAACGAGAGCTATGAAGATGGTGATGAGAAAGACGCCAAAGTAGGGAATTTGTTCCTCCTTCGCGACACCAACTTTAACCTTCTCGGCTTCGTCGCAATTAAACCCAGTGTCTATGTTCCTTCTAGGATGAATGTTTTTGAACACGGTGGTTGGCTTCTCAGCAGTCTCGCATAATGCGTAGCTGCAATACACACTTTCATCTGCACCAATTATACCCTCCCCTGTGGGAGATTTAGAAAAGTTATCAAAATCCCCAGTCTGTCTTACACTTCCTGGAAGGGAAAAATCGTGTTTGACAAACGGGTTGACGTCATTAATAGCATCTTGGTCATTGAGCATAAACTTACTCATAATTACTATTACTTCAGATTATATTTCTTGTCATTCATTTTGAACCGATGTTCTTCCCACATTTGATCTAGATCAATATTCAACATATGAGCAAGTTGAAAAAGATAACTAAATACATCCCCCATTTCCATCATAACGTCTGTACCCCTATCCTTTTTTAGATTCGTCTTTTTGTACATCTTCTTGTATTGACGAATCGCCGACGCAAGTTCACCAACTTCCTCAGACAGAAGAAGCCAGACTGTGTCTACGGGTGCTCTATCCCATCCCTTTGATTTACATACTCTTTCAGTTTCATTTTTGTAATAGTTAAGACTCATACTTAATTTAGGTACACTTCGTAACTTTAATATAGTTAACTCATAACCCAATTTTTTTGTTATAAGGAAGCTTTTTCCCGACGGTACTCGTATTAACTGGTTGATCCATGAGAGTCCTAGTTGTGTCTATGTCACTCACATACGCGATGTATTGAGAAACGCCAGTTTGGATTTGAGACAGTGCCGTCTCTATGACACGAGCGTTCATCGCCTTGACCTGCTTGTTGACTTCCTTATGGTGGTTACCGGAGTTGTTGATGAAAACTACGCGCATGATACCATAAAGATCATCTGGATTCTGATAATCAATGGATATACCAGTACGATCCTTAAACGCCTGACGAATCCCACGCTGAAGGATATTTTTATTGAATTCAGAAAAGAATAATCCGTTCAATGGAGTCTCACACTGCTTGACAGAATTCAGATGAAGATTACTCATTTAATATACACCCGGAAAAAAATTATGTGATAATAGTAAATGCTGAACTACTCGGACTTTAACGAGGCTTACGCCAAAGGTCCAAATTCTGTTGACACAATCCCTTGTAATGCTCCCTCCTGCTTCGTTGGTTCTTATGCGCCAGTCGCTAAGCCTGGTGAGACTGGTCCCTTCTATGTGAATACCTATCTTCTTCAGCCCGATCGTAGAATGGAAACCCTAGGAACAGCTACCGTCCGAAGTGCAGATTTATCTTTAGGAAAGAAGTAAGTTAAAAATAAAATTAGAATAGAAAGTATATGAGGGTAATTAAACGCTCAGGTCGTGTTGAGGATATGAAATTTGACAATGTCACCAACAGGATCAAGAATTTAACGTATGGACTTTCTGAGAATTGCGACTCTTCAAAAGTTGCTCAACAGGTTTTCTCGTCTATGTACGATCAGATCACCGCCCAAGAAATAGATACACTCTCTGCAGAAATATGCGTGGGCATGATTACATCGGACCCGGATTATGAAATTTTGGCCACTCGTATTGTGGCGAGTAACATTCAAAAGGTTTGTCCAAACAACTTTCATCTCGCCATGAGAAAGCTTCTGAAAGCTGGTATTATCACAGAAGAGGTTTCGGAAGTTGCTTTCAAGGTAAAGGATAATATCGATAGTGATAGGGATTTTGACTTTGGGTATTTTGGTATTAAGACTCTCGAGAAGAGTTACCTCCAACGCGTTGATGGTAGACTCGTAGAAACACCTCAGTACATGTTTATGCGTGTGGCTATTGGTATTCATGGTAAAGATATTCCAGCTGTCATTGAAACATACGACAAAATGTCCCAAGGTCTCTTCATTCATGCGACTCCAACACTGTTTAACGCGGGAACTCCCAGACCCCAAATGTCTTCTTGTTTTTTGATCGCAAATAAGGGTGATTCAATCGATGGTATTTATGGGACTCTAACTGAATGCGCTCAAATTTCAAAGTGGGCTGGTGGTATCGGTATGCATATCCATGATATTCGTAGTAATAAATCCCGTATTAGGGGTACCAATGGTCAATCTGATGGAATTATCCCAATGCTTAGGGTCTTCAACGCCACGGCACGCTACGTCAATCAAGCTGGTAGGCGTAAGGGATCTATCGCTGTTTACATAGAACCTTGGCACGCAGATATCTTGGACTTCCTGGAACTTCGTCTCAACCAAGGTGATGAGGAAGCACGTTGCCGAGATCTCTTTTCTGCCCTCTGGATTCCAGATCTTTTCATGAAGAGGGTTGAGGAGAATGGTAACTGGTCACTCTTTTGCCCAGACAAGGCCAAGGGTCTTTCTGATGTCTACGGTAAGGAGTTTGAAGAGCTCTACACTAAATATGAAGAAGAAGGCCTAGCTAACACCACCCTACCTGCTGCTGATTTATGGAAGGCTATTCTCAGATCTCAAACTGAGACTGGAACTCCCTATATGTTGTATAAGGATGCCTGTAACTCAAAGTCGAACCAGAAGAACTTAGGTGTGATTAAGAGTTCTAACCTGTGTACTGAGATTATCGAGTATACTGACAAAGATGAGACCTCTGTGTGTAACTTGGCGTCTATCGCACTTCCAAAGTACGTAAACAAGGAAACGAAAACCTTCGATTATGACAAGCTCCACGAAGTTACTAAAGTTGTTACAAAAAATTTGAATCGGGTTATCGATAGAAATTTTTACCCAGTTGAGACTGCAAAACGATCT